ATCACTTGGAAAATTAACCAATGCGACCACAAGACTGCTGACGGTTTTATCACCGTTGCCCATTGGACTTGCTCAGGCGTAGATGGTGAATTTAATTCATCGGTATATGCCACCTGTGGCTTTGAAGACGGCACACCAGAAGTCCCCTATGCCAACGTCACAGAGCAGATGGTTCTGGATTGGATTTGGGCGCATGGTGTTGACAAGGATGCTACTGAAGCTGCTGTGTCTGCACAAGTTGAAGCAAAGAAAAACCCAGTTTCTGCCACGGGTCTGCCGTGGGCTGCTGCTTGACAGTTTCAAGCGTTTAACTAAGGAGAAAACAGAATGGAAAACAAAAAGCCCCAGACTGTAACTATTGATGATGTTGAGTATGAGATTGACAGCTTGAGCGATAAAGCCAAGATGATTATTGACCATGTAACTGACCTTGACCGCAAGATGGCAAGCATAAACTTCCAGCGTGACCAGATTCAGGTAGGTCGGGATGCTTTCTTTGCAATGCTCAAAACTGAAATTGAGCCAAAGCCAGAAGTGGTGCAGTAATGGATGTATTAGAGTTATTAGACAAGGGTTGGGGAATCCTTCTCTCCATAATAACTCTAATCATTGTCTTGGCTAAACTTGATTTACGAGTTGCTGTGGCTGAGGAAAAGATTAAAACACTGTTTGAATTGATAAACAAAGCTGATAAAAAGAGGTAATGATGGGAGACTACACTGAAGAGCGCCGTCAGTCTGACGTCAACTATGGCATGTTGCTACAGCGTGTCAAAGATATGGATAAGAAGATGGGGAAGATGGAAGAGGATATTGCCTCCCTGCTTGCCCTGGCTAACAGGAGCAAAGGTGGTTTCTGGATGGGGATGACCCTTGCCTCGTTCTTCGGTGGCTTTATTACTTGGGCTATGGCTCATATTGGGAAATGAGGGTACTTCTCCTAGCCTTGTTGTTAACTGGGTGCTCTTCGTTGGCATCCTTTATACCAGGGCTTGGAGGTGGAACTAACGTAGCTGCTAACACGCAGGCTGGTAAGGAGAATAACCAAACTGGCGTTGTTGTCGGTGAGGTTAGAACTGGTAAGGTAGAAGCTAGAGATATCGGTAAATTGACTCAGGCTGACCAAGCTATTAGTGCAAAGGTAGTCGATATTACCAATGTCCCACCTTGGGTTGTTCTGTTGTTAATTCTTGGATGGCTGCTCCCTTCCCCTAAAGAGATGTGGGATGGGTTGTGGAATATCCCTAACAAGATTAGAGGGAAGAAGAGTAAAAAATAATGGAAGATTCAGCAATTTCAGAATGGTTTAAAAGGTATTTAACAGAGTCTGACTCCCCCTCTATGTTTTCAGGGAATGTGTTTGGCGTTAACCAACCAACTATAGACCCTGCTGTGGCAGCTTTCCTAGATGCTGAGTCATCAGGTGACCGTGGGTATAGAAATCAACAAATGGTTAATTTAGTTACTAGATCGGCTCCAGTTTCTATTAGTGGTTTATTTGGGTTAACTGACCAGTTTGGAAACCCGTCAGGGGCTAGGATGGCGCAACAGGCGCACCAGTATAACGCTGCCCCTACCTGGGCTAGAAATATTTTACCAGACTCTTATGCTAACGCAGCAAGTCAAATGGCTGCTACGGCTGGTAGGTATGGGACAAACCCATTTAGCCAGCAAACAGCTATGTTAGCGGCTCAAGATGCTGGGATGTTTGGTAGTGATGGCGGTACTTTCTCAGGGGCTGGCGACGCTCAAACAGCAGCCTCCCTTTCAAGCGATAATACAGGTGGATTTTACGGGTAATTTATGAAACATTCAATTGGCAGAACACTACCAGCTAGTACAAATACTCAAGTTTTGTTAGTACCAAACGGGTATATTGCTGATGTGAGCATGGTTTTCATTAGCAACACTAGTGGTTCTACAGGTAACATCTCCTACTATTGGGAGCATGGGCATGACCCCTCCCATCAAATTTACATCCTAAACGCTAAAACCATTAACTCCAAAGATTACCTCCAATTCTCTCAGGGTAACCTTGTTATGAAAAGTGGGGATTCTTTCTACTTTAACCCCTCAGTGGAGATGAATGTTGTTGTAACATTTGACCTGTTGAAAGCTCCACAACTGTTCACTTTTCCTAACGAATAACTTGACAAATTAAGAAAAATGTGGTATAATGACTACAAAGGAACTTAAAAATGCTATATATTGACCTTGTAAATGCTGTAATGCGGAGGCTGCGGGAGAGCGAAGTTAGCACTGTACAAAGTGTAAATAACGCTAACAGCTACGCTCGTCTGATTGGTGATTTTGTTAATGAAGCTAAAAGTCAAGTTGAGGCTGCGTGGGACTGGAGTGCGCTGAGGACTACCCTTACCGCTTCTACTCAAAATAGCGTGTTTAACTACGAACTGCAAGGGTCACGCAATAACTTTAAAGTGTTGGATGTTATCAATGATACAGATGACATTATAATGCAATACAAGGATGCTGAGTGGTTTAACAATGCTTTCTTGACATCCACACCAGCCCGTGGTTCTCCTGTTTTCTACAACTTCAACGGTGTCAGTGCAGATGGAGATACATTGGTAGATATCTACCCAATCCCAGATGGTGTTTACGCCCTACGTTTTAACGTCACCTTGCGTAATTTACCTCTTAGCGCAGATGCTGATACTTTGGTAATCCCTTCCCGCCCTGTTATCCTTTTAGCAACGGCGATGGCTATTGAAGAGCGTGGTGAAGATGGTGGTCAGCAAAGCATTAACGCTTATGCCGCCGCTAAGAGTGCATTGGCAGATGAGATTTCCTTGGATGCAGCCCGTCACCCTGAAGATACTTTGTGGTATAGCGTATGAAGCAACTTGAAACACTTTCTATTGTAGCCCCTGGTTTCTTTGGGCTTAACACACAAGAGAGTGGTGTTACCCTTTCGCCTAACTTTGCTCAGTTGGCAGATAATGTTGTTATTGATAAATATGGTAGGCTAGGGGCGCGTAAGGGGTGGACTATGCAAACTACCTCTGGCGCTTCTGAATTGAATGGTAATGCTATTCAGTACATGTTGGAGCATACCAACGCAGGTGACACTTTAACTATTCTATCTGCTGGGAATAACAAGATTTTTAAAAATGGTATTGGCTCCACTTTAACAAACATCACGCCTGCTGGATATACAATTACTAACAACGATTGGGATGGGGCTTGTTTGTACGCTCATTCTATTCTGGTGCAACCAGGGCAAGAGCCTATCATTTATACCCAAGCTGGCGGTGCTGAGAAAATAACAACGCATACAGGTAAAACTCAAAACTTTGGAACTAATTATTTAGATGGTGTTATAGCTGCGTGGGGTCGCTTTTGGGGCTTTACAAAGGATGCTGTTTATTGGTCTACTGATATTGCAGACCAGTATTTCCCTACCTTTAGTGAAGGCACTAGCGGTGTGTTAAATATTGCTGCCGTTCTGCCTGATAGCACTGATGATATTAAAGCTATTGCAGCGTTTAACAACTTCTTGATTATTTTCTGTCAGCATAACATTGTTATTTACAAAGGCGCAGAGAATCCGATTGGCTTTAACTTTCAATTGCATGATGTTATTGTGGGTGTAGGTTGTATTGCTCATAAGAGTGTGCAGCATACCGGCAATGACATCATCTTTTTGTCTGACACTGGTTTGCGTAGCTTAGGTAGGCTTATTCAAGAGAAGAGTTTACCGATGCGTGATTTAACTAAAAACATTCGGGATGACTTTTTAAAAGATGTCACGGCTGTTTTGGCGGTTACAGGGGGAGACTTGAGCCGTGTTAATTCTGTATATTCTGAGAGGGATGCCTTCTACTTAATCTCTTTCCCCACCACAAAAACTGTTTACTGCTTAGATATGAGGGCACCGTTAGAGGATGGAGCAGCAAGGGTTACAGGCTGGTATAACTACTTTGCTTACAGCTTTTTGAGAACTAAAGATAGAAATATTTACATTGGTAAGCTCAATGGGATTGGTAAGTATAGTGGTTATTCTGATAATGGCGAGACATACAGGCTTCGTTACTTTTCCCACTATATTGATTTTAATGCTCCGACAACAACAAAAATTCTGAAGCAAATAGGATTAACAATATTAGGGGGCGCTAATCAACAGTTTACTATTAAAGTAGGAACTGATTATACTGCTAGTCATACTTCCTACGCTTTTACTATCCCTGCTGGTTCTGTCTCTGAATATGGGCTATCTGAGTATAATTTAGCTTCTTATACCGCTGGGGTTCTTTTGGATAGAATTAAAAGCAGTGTTGGAGGTAGCGGCACTTCTGTGCAAATTGGCTTTGAGGCTGATGTTAATGGTTCAGAATTGTCAGTACAAAAGATTGACGCTTTCATAAAAACTGGAAGGATGATTTAAATGACTCAATATGTAAAAGCCACAGATTTTGCTGGTAAAGATGCTTTGCCTTCTGGTGACCCTAATAAAATTGTTAAGGGTACAGAAATTAATAGTGAATTTAGTGCTATTCAGGTTGCTGTAAATAGTAAAGCTGATTTACTCAGCCCAACATTAACTGGTGTCCCTCTTGCGCCTACAGCGGCTGCTGGAACTAACACCACACAGGTCGCTACAACAGCCTTTGTGAACGCAGAGCGCAGTAACACAGCAACTCTAACGAACAAGACAATCAACCTTACCAGTAACACTTTAGTTGCCACTTCTGCTCAACTACAGGCAGCAGTTACAGATGAAACAGGGACAGGCAGTCTAGTGTTTTCGGCTTCCCCCGCATTAACAGGAACTCCTACTGTACCTACGGCGGCTGCTGGGACTAATACAACTCAAGCTGCTTCTACAGCCTTTGTTAACGCAGAGCGCACTAATACAGCAACGCTGACTAACAAAACGCTGACCAGCCCAACGATTAACACTCCAACCATCTCTGGTGGTAGCATCTCTGGCATTACTGATTTGGCAGTTGCTGATGGTGGTACAGGTTCTTCTACAGCATCTGGAGCGAGAACTAATTTAGGTCTTGTTATAGGTACAGATGTAGCCCCTGTTGCCAGCCCAACGTTAACAGGAACCCCCACAGCCCCTACAGCAGCGGCAGGGACTAATACTACACAACTAGCCACAACAGCTTTTGTTATTGCTGAACGAACTAACACAGCAACTTTAACTAATAAAACATTATCTAGCCCAACTATCTCTGGTGGTAGTATAGCTGGTATTACTGATTTAGCGGTTGCTGACGGAGGAACAGGAGCATCAACAGCATCAAATGCCAGAACTAATCTTGATGTTCCCTCTACTACTGGTTCTGGAGCTTCTGGTACTTGGGGTATTAGTATTTCTGGGAACGCTGCAACAGTTACAAGCGTACCTTCTAGCCAAGTTGGAAGCAGTACGGCAGGATTAGCTGCTGGCGCTGTTGGTACTTATGCAATGGCTCGTAATGATAGTACAACTAATCCAGTTACTTTTGGAGCAACAATTTCAGGGGCTGATTTGAAACCCGCCAACGCAACAGGCAATAATGTTGGTTCAGCTTTATCAGGTACTTGGCGGTGTATGGGGTATGCGTTAGGCGAATCAACTTCAGGAAATGAAACAACATTGTGGTTGAGAATATCTTAATGACTTTAGATGAAGCATGATTGTTGAAGGAACGCTATATTGTATTGATAACTTTCATGAGTTATCTAAAGAACATTGGGCAGAGTTTAATACGCAAGAGCCTTCCTTTAATGTGTATTATTTAAAAAATTTAGATGTTATATTGTACAAAGACAATGAAGTAACACAAGGATATTTGTTTTATTTAATGTTTCCATCCCCATATTATAAAGAACTAAACTGTCAAGTTGATATGTTCTTTTTAAGGAAAAAGTATAGAGGTCGAGGAATAGGAAAAAGGATGTTTACTAAAATGGAAGAAAAAGCAAAAGAGGCGGGATGTTCTCGTATTCTTTCAAGTTACAACAACAAGCTCCCTCTTGATGGCTTCTATGCCTCTATGGGGTATACCAGCACCCACACTGCTGTAATGAAGGAGATTTAATATGCCTTGGTCACTAGGAGCAGCCGTAGTAGGCGGTTTATTCACAAAAAGCGCCGCAAATAAAGCAACAGCGGCTCAACAAGCAGCAGACGCAGCACGTCTTGAAGAGGAAAAGCGGGTTAGAGAACTACTAAGGACTGATACAGAGGCACAACGTAAAGTTGCTGATGATGCCTTTTCTCAGTATCAAGCTGGTCTTATCTCTTATGCAGATGCCCAACGTATTGCTGGAGAAGCAATGCAGGGGGTTCAGCAGACTATCGCTGATAGCCAACTTAGTGATGTTAGTAAAGCCACTGCTATGGCTGAGTTTAAGCCATACGCTGTTACTACTGGCGCTGGTAAGAGCTTCTACGACACTGCTACTGGTCAGGCTGGATTCCAGTTATCGCCTGAACAGCAAGCCTACCAGCAGGGGATGTTCGGGAAGGCGAGGGAGGAACTAGGCAGTATTAGTTCTCAGCTTACACCAGAGCAACAAGCCTTTCAACAGTCGATGATGTCAGGCGCTCAACGCATGGCTGGCGCTTTGCCTTTTGAAGGTACTCCAGAACAACAGGCATACCAACAATCTATGTATGGTAGAGCCGCTGAACAAGCTGCTGCTCTAAACCTTGACCCAACTGCTCAGGCACAAAAGTATTATCAGCAACAACAAGACATCCTGGCTGGTAGTCGAGGTGCTGAAGATATTGCAGCGCGGCAGGCTTCCTTGGCTAGTGGTAGGATTGGTTTGGGTGTTAGTCAAGCAGCGGCTGGTTTCGGGCAAGGTGGTGCTCTTGTTAATCCCGAAGAGGCTGCGCGTCAACTAGCTAGGGAACAGGTTAACAAACAGATTGCTGCTGAAGCCTCTCAACGTGCTGAGGGCGATATTACACAACAACTCAGCAGAACTCAAGGGCTGTTTGGGGCGGGTGCAGGCGCTCAGAATCAAATTCAACAGGCATTGGCTGGTCAGGCTCAAACGGCTCAAGGGTTGTATGGAGCAGGCTCTGGTATCCCACTGCAACAGCAGCAACTTATGAGCCAACAACTACAGAATGTTCAAGGGATGTATGGTGCTAGTATGGCTCCAGAAACCTTTGGCTTGGATGTTATGAAGACAGGGTTTAACCTTGGTCAGGGGGCTGCACAGGCTGGGGCTGCACAGGCTGGCTTGTATGGGGCTGGTATGACTGACTACTACAAGAGCTTGCTGGGTGCTGCTCAAACTGGTCAGCAGGCTGGGTTGTTCACTCCAGCGGCTGAACAGGCTGGCGCACAAGAGGCTTATCAGCGTCAACAAACTTACTTGCAAGGATTGCAGGGGAGTAACTTGCCTTATCAAGCCATGACTACACCTAGCCCAATGATTCCTGGTAGTGCCTACGCTGGCGCTGCTTTGGGAAGTAGTTTAGCTAATATGGGGTCTGGATTGTTTAATAAATATTTAAGCAATCAATCAGATTTTAGAAATAATCCAAATAGTTGGTTTAACCAGCAAGGTTTTGGGACAACAAAGTAACAGTAGAATTAGGAGTTATAATGGCAACAGATTTTTATAGTTTATTCAGTGCCGCCCCAGACCCTTATGCTGAACGACAGCAGCAACAACAGTTATTTCAGCAAAATTTAAGCAGGGCTACTACTCCACAACAGTTTATTGCTACTGTGGGTTCTAACTTAGGTGGGCAGCCTGGGGGCGCAGCTACTGACGCTGCTTCTAGTATGTTTGGTCTTAAATCAGAAGCTCAGAAACAAAAAGAAGCACTTAATCAAGCTATGCTTGCTGAGAAAGATATTACTGACCCTGTTCAAAGGCTAAAGAATGTTTCTGCTCGTCTGCGTAATTTAGGTATGAGTGAAGCTGCTATGCGCGTAGAGATGCAAGCCTCAGAAATAGAAAAAACAGAGTTATCTAAAGCAGCTACACGGGCTGGGACGGCGCAAACAGTACAAGAAACAAAATTTGCTGCGGAAAAACAACCTTGGCTTATTAAAGATTTGCGTCAAAATATTGAGCACGCTGCGGCTATGAATCCTATGTTGCAAATAAAAGCTGCCCAGGGGCTTACTATAGGAGCTTTAGATATTGAAGCAACCCGACAAAACATTGAGTCTGCTAAATGGAAGTTGGAAAATGATAAAAAAATAGCTCCTCTAGAGAAACAAAAACTTGAGCAACAAATAGAAAAAGCTACTCTTGAGATTGAAAAAGACAAAGCGTTGCAGCCTTATCTGATTAAAGAAGCACAATATAAAGTAGGCGCTCTAATGCGTGATGAAAATTTGCGTAACGCCTTGTCTGACTTGCCTGAAAATGCTTCTAATGAACAAGTAATGGCAACTATTCGCCGTAATGGGGGTGACCCTAAAATAGTATTGGATGCTATTGTTAGAACACAAATAGCGGATGAAAACAACAAATCTAGACTAGAAGCAGTTAAGGCACGCGAAGAAACTAAAAGACAAATAAATCAACAGAAACTAGCTCAAATGCCTAAAGATGCTGCTGAAAAATTGGCTGAGACTGTTTTACTTGAAAATAGTAATGATAAGATTGACGGGTTTATCCAACTCTTAGATGAGAATAAAGTTGATTTTAGTATAGGAGGTCAAGCAAGTTCTTGGGTTAAATCAATGTTTGGTAAACCATCCCAAAAAGAATTAGATGCAGCTAATATTAGGTCAGCAATTAAACAACAAGCTAACTCTATTCTACAAGCAGCTAAAGGTACACAAACTGAAGGAGACGCTAAGCGTGCTTTGGAAATTATAACTAATCAACTTGAGAAAAATTCAAACGCTGGTATCAAAAATGCGTTGCAACGTCTGAAAGAAACTCAAACTAAAGTTATTGCTGGTAACAGAGTTTATATGCGTGCTCGACATTCTGTGTCAGATGATTTGTATAATGAAGCTACTGGTAAGACTACTGGTGACCGCCCACCGCTGTCATCATTCAATAAGTAAGGAATTAAAATGGCTTTTAATGTAACAGAAGCTAAACAAGCTGGGTACAGTGATAAAGAAATTGCTGACTACCTAGCTAAAGAAAATAATTTTGATGCTGAGAAAGCTAGGAAAAGTGGTTACTCAGACTCTGAAATTATTAAGCATCTATCACCAGAGGCTGTTACTCCCAAAATAGAAGAGACGCAGCCACAAGAAAAAGAATGGAGCGTGGGTCAAGTAACTAAGGAAATGTTTGCCCCTTGGCTTGGTCTTGCTAAAGGTGCAGTGGTTGACCCTCTGTTAGCTATTAACCAATTAGCAGCCAAGGCTCTAGACCCAATAACTC